CCCCTCTTGGGGGCTCTGGGAGGTATGACTTACTCCCTGTACTTTCGTACATCCGCGACCCTTCACTAGTGTCGCTGTCAGGTTAGAAAGGAACTCGTCATGTCTCGTCGTAAAAAGCCCATCCCTCTTAACTCGAGGGGCGGTTCCTTATATGACGATGCTGGAAAGCTTTTCAGCAATGTACTTGACGAGAGACTGGCGTCCTCCAGACCTGGTCGCTTCCTGATGATGATATTCGGCAAAGACAACGTGAGGAATCTTGCATTACTTGCAGATCCCCTTTCGAAGTTTAAGCTGGCATCATATAAGGTTGCGGCCGTCAATCGAACCAAGACGTTAGTGATGAAACGCCGAACCGCTCGTTCGTACTCTCGTACGGTGAACGGCAAGGCGACTTCATCAATACCGAATGCAGGTACCCCTTATGCTTGGGACTACCTGTTTCCTGGTACGATTGCATATTCGAAATCTACGAGCAGCGGGGTCCTTGCGGATCAAGTTGCTATTGTTGGATTTCGAAAGGATACTTCGAGGTCTACGCGCCCGGTTGGTGTGGATGAAGGCGAATTTGAATTATTCGCACCTGCTATCCACTCTTCATCGAGGTCGTGGGCCTTTAAGACATCCGATTCGTATGTACGTTACGATGCTCCCTACGAGCCATATAACTTGGCTATTAGTGAGTCTGTCGAGAGTGTACAGACGTTTGGTCCGGCTGGCACCGTTACGCAAGCTCAGATCGATGCCTACCGCCTTGAGGAGCAGACGAATGCGGATCAGATGTTATCCAAGTATACCTTTGGTATGTTGGATAACGCCTTACCGACTTATCGTCCGTTTTCTCTAGGGCGTTCAATCATCGAACTTCGGGATCTTGCCAGATCTACGGCAGATACCGTCTTAGGGGTGTCTCAATTCGTCTCGAAGAAATTCGGTTCGAAAGAGGCATCCAGCCAATATCTTAACGAGAAATTTGGCTGGGAGAATACCCTTAAGGACTTGCGTGACTTGTTGGAATCGCCCGATAAAGTCGCCAAAAGGATTAACTTCCTTCTGGCACGGGAGAATAAACCAACAACTTTCAGAGCGAGGAGAAGATTTCTCCAACCTATGAACAGTCCTCCTTCGTTTGCCTATGCAGGATTACCCGGTGAAACTAGCCCTGTTGTCTCGACATCTGGGGTTCGAGAAGTCGAACTCCGTCTGTCGGTGAACGTTAGGGTTAGGCTACCCGGCATTCTGCCTCCGAATCTCCGCCGTAGTGACGCGGAGTTAGACGTTGTCAGGAACCTACTTGACAATCGTCTATCGGGGTATTTGATCAGGCCCGCGGATCTCTATCGTTTGATTCCGTGGTCCTGGCTTGGCGACTGGTTCGAATCTGTCGGCGATTACATCGAAGCTATCGATGCGATCAATGCAGACGAATCACTCGTCAACTATGGATTTGCTACTTATAACTCAGTAGCAACTTCCAAAACCAATTACCAGGCGAACGTAACACGGTATCTATCTCGCACTATCAACGGTGTGAATACATCCTGGACGGAAACCGAAAGGATAAATCACACTTCGAGAGTGATCTCCCGCTATCAAAAGCGGAAAGATATAGCTACCGTCAATGGCGTTAAACGAACTTGGGATATGGCTTCTTTGTCCACATTCCAAAAGTCCATCTTAGGCGCTCTACTCTTACAGAGAAGATAGCCTAATAGCCTACCGGCAGCATGGTGTTGCCGGAGGCACCACTGACTAGGAGTTGTTCGATGCTTATTGATCCTGTTTCCATCGCTGCTCATGCCCCGACTGCCGCCCTAGTGTTTAGGGTGATCAAGTCTGACGGGTATGGGTCAGAGAGGCGAGATGATGCGGGTGCTTTTTCCGTCATCACCAACCATGAGAAAGGTCCTTCGGCAGACCGTCACTACGTGAAAGTCACGGAAGTGAAGGATGCCACTGATCCGATCTCTGGTACGACACGTAAGCAGACTGCTTCGTGTTCGATCGCCATCAGCATCCCAAAGTTTGGGTGGACTGCAGCGCAAGCCGCAGCCCTGGTAGCCGTTCTTACGGATTACCTTGCTGATTCGGAAGTCACCGTGCCTGCGATTCTGAACTTTCAGAGCTAATCTGGCCCATGGTGGGCTACGATAGTCAAAGTGACCAACGGAGCCTAACATGTATGCTAGAACGTTCTTCAAGGTCAGCGTACTCACGCATGGTGAGGATACCTCTATCCTACGGGTGGAAACTGTGAAAGCGGTTCACCACTCTGTAGGTTGGACACGCACCCCGTATATCAATCCTCGCGGGCTGATTCTCGCGTATGCGAGAAGCCAGCTTGCGATATTGCTGGGGTGCGGACCTACAACGGCCCATTTCGTCGATTCTGTTGCCTCGGAGGTCATCACCGATCTTGATAAAAGAATCAAGATCTGGAATACGGCCTTCAAGGTACTTATCGACGACTATGGTTTTGATCAGAACGAGGCGGACCGCCTTAATCTGTTCAGAATCTGGGCTCGTTGTTAGAGGAGGATTCAATAACTCGGACTCGGAACACTCATACCCTATGAGGGCGAGTTGAAAAGTCCGATAATGCTCCTCGGCCACCTCCTCTTAGACATAAAGAGGTGGCAACCTGACGTGAAGGGTCTAGATCGTGATTTTCTCACGATCTGGAAAAGGTTCGAAGATGAGGGTATTGGATTCCTATCCGTTACCCTGGCGACCATCTGCGATGCCCTTGATAAAGGGCTAGCAGATGGCGTCTTTGCCTGTCCCTCGGCGTTCTCGCGAATGCCGGGTAAAGCGCTCCCGAAATTTCTCTCGGGTTTGCTTGCAAACATTTTCGATACCAGCACCGGGATCCTTGTAGAGAGACCTTGTATCGGGTCGATCAAGTCAGTTAGAGAGCTGACAAGACTCTACAGGAAAACAGAAGCGGAGTCGCAACGTGTCGAAAAACTACACAAAGCGGCCGTCGCTAAGTTTTGGACAACTGATGATCAATGTACGTCCCAAACGTTCGGGAGTACGGAGAGTCATCTTTTGTCTCGTGTTTGCGATATACTCTTACCGGATCTCGATAATCGTAGATTCGAGGAGGCGAGTTACAAACACGGTCCCGGCGCCGTCGCAGAGAAGGTTAAGACCAACCAGAAATGGCGAAGTCTCGTCGAAGGACTTACAACCTTCGACACCTCAACAACTGGATACGACCTCCACATCGAAAGAAGTGAAGACGAGCTAGTTAATGAGGCAACCTTTACATCCTGCGATGAACCACCTAGCCAGAGGTCAAGACTTGTAACGGTAGCTAAAAATTCCGTTGCAAGACGAACGATTACTGTTGAACGACTTGTTAACCAATTCGTTCAGCAGGGCTTAAATTCCGAGCTACGTGATTCAATCACGAAATGCGGAATTTTGTCCTGTTCTCTTGACCTATCCGATCAGTCGCCAAACCAAAAGATGGCGATTCTCGGATCCCAGACTGGCGAATATGCTACAATCGATCTGTCTTCCGCTAGCGACCGTCTCAGTTTAAAGCTGGTACGGCACGTTTTCGGTCGACACTCGCAGTTTTTATCTGCTGCGATGGATTGTAGAGCTGAGGAATGCGAATCCGATCTTCGGACCGCACCACTTAGCAAGTTCGCTGGCATGGGGAACGCACTCACGTTTCCGGTTCAGAGCGTATGCTTCGCAGCTATATGCTACGCTGCTATATGCTCTCAGGAAGGCAGAAAGCCTACCTACCGGTTTCTGAGGCGCCTGGCTAGCAGAGTCCGTGTGTTCGGTGATGACATCATCGTTCCCACGGAGTACTGTCGACAGGTAGTCGTTTGGCTCGAGCACTTTGGGTTAAAGGTGAACGCAAGCAAGTCTTTCTTTACCGGAAGGTTTAGAGAGAGCTGCGGTGTGGACGCCTACGAAGGGGTTGATGTAACCCCGACGTACCTACGGCACTCGACCGACATTGCAAGACCGAAGCCAAAGCATATCATTAGCTGGGTGGATACTAGCAACCAGTTATGGTTGAAAGGACTCCATTCGGCTAGTGACCATTTGCGTCAAATAGTGGAGACGACTCTCAAAAAGAGCCTTCCCCTCGTTTTTCGACGTAGTGGCGCTTTAGGTTGGATCTCTCGTCGCGATACCTCTCACATCCATAGCTGGTGTAAGAGGATGCAGGTGCCCCTTGTAAGGGCACTTGCTCCTTCCTCAGTGAAAATTGAGGATGAACTAGACGGAGTTCCTGCACTTTGGAAGTTCTATCACACGTCTCTACTTGAGCGTGTGCCAGACCATCTAAAGTTTTCGGTTGTACGATATAACCCTGTTTTACGTTCTAAGAAGGTTCCTGTCTTCACAGGTCCCCTCCATTACGAAGAACAGCATCGTACTGCAAGGTAGCCTTACCCTCTGCTAGAGGAGTAAGTGAAATCCCATACACTTATAGCTGTGTACTGGGTCAGGGAGGGATGTCGCACACCGCGAAAGCGGTGCGCGGCATTTGGATCCCGTCCGCGAGGACGGGATGAGTCGGCCGCACTCGGTGCGTCCGTCCAATTCCTTTACAGGATTGGCGGATTAGCACCTAAGCGGCCGGCGCAACTAGCAGGGCCCTCCCT